TTTTGACAATCTGATTATAAATCACTTTTTGTCCAGCTTTAATTTGGATTGTTCTAAAGTCTTGGGGAAGACTTTCGGAACTGGAGTCTGTTAGGTGCGATTTTAGAATAGTGTTGCGATTCGCTACTAGAAATTTCATGGTAATTTAGTTAGTAAAATTGACAATTCTGTTAAGATTTATGTTCAAGTATTCCGATTCGTATATCAAGTTCTTCCTGTTTTCTGCGAATTGCTTCTATTTGATCAGAAATAGAAGAGAAAGTTTCTTGTTTGGCTTTAATAAGACTTATCTCTTTGTCAAGTTGCGCTGTTAATGTAGTCAGTTTTTCTATTCCTGTTGATAGTTTTTCAACCATTTTCTCTAGTTTTTGTTCAAGAGATTCCATCTTCTTTGATGTTTTCTCGAAGGTTTCGTGATCAAGTTCTTTGGCCTGTGATTTAGTATTTTTTGAAAACATACTAAGTAATGCTATTGCAATAGCCACAACAGTCCCAAGATCGTTAAAATTTATTTTTAAATCGTGATTCTCGACATAGGGGGGATGGCTTTGGTTGGCAACAGAAATATAATACATGGCAGAAGGGAAACATCAATAAAACTATTCTACAGTTTTTACTGTCATTCATGAATTGAAATTAATTTTTTTAGAAAAACTTAGCTTTGTTTTGGAGAGCTTAACAAAAAGTCATTCCCAGGCATGAAATTACCAAAACTGGGGATATTGCCAAAATTTATAGCATTATTCCAAGTGTTTTTACAAGTACTGTAGGTTTTATCGCATCCAGCAGTAAGGATTACGCCATCGTGGGTAGCTACGGAACCAGATGCTTCAGTAAACAACTGAATTTGAGTTTTACCTCCAAATATTGAAACAGTTCGGTAAATTGCGTAAGTAGCTGATTTATTTGCTCCGTCTGTAAATGTGCATTTTCCCCAAGCAAGATTTTGGTATTCTCCCCACACCTCAAAGTCTCTCCGACTATTAACACCAGCAACCTGAGTCTCGTAAAATGGTACTTGTTTACGGCATCCTGAGTTATCACCGTTATCCTGTCCAAAGGACCATCGGCAAAAAGGTGACGTTTTTTCATCTCTACTTTGCCTTAAATTAATACTAGAGGCAGTAAGATTTTCAAGCGTATAGCTTTCGCCACCAAGTGATTTAATTTCTCCCACATAACCTATTTGTATTTGCTCATCTGGAAGATCCAAAAGTGAATTAGGAGGATATTGCCAATCAACAATTGCTGTGATAATTCGAGCTTCTCTAAATCTATCAGAAAAAAGTAAATTTTCGTCAATATTATCACTAAAAGCACCTCTATATTCTTGATTATCCGATTGTATTCCTAATTGCTTTTCTATTGCAGTCGGATCAAGAGCTTGCTTTGCCCGAAATACTACTTCACCAATTTTTAAGTCTTGGGAAAAATTTGTATAACCAAGCTTTTCTCCGTTTGTAAGTTCAATTAAAACGCAATAACAAAGCCTTAAAACAGGATTTGCAAAAGAATCTTCTAACCCTGAATCTTGTTGTATTCCCTCAGTAAATCTCCTTATCTGTAATTCTCCAAGTGAATAAATTTGTAAAGAGGTTTGGTTTTGGTAGCTCAAAGAAACAGAGTTAAACCGGGATAAGATTGATAAACCGTTAACTAAATCAGGATAACGAAATGTTGATCCTGACCCCTTAGCGCACAACCATAGGGCAATCAAATAATCAATATCTTTTTGAGATAAAGTTTTTCTTTGTTGTAAGGAGCTAATGTCAGAGGGAGTATTTCTCCGAGAAAATCTTTTTCTTTCTCCACTAGATAAGCTAACAATATTTGTCTCAAATTTAGGAGAAATTGTACACCTTTTAGTCAAATTTAAATTAAAATCGTGATTTAAATTTGGATAAAAAACATCACCAGGTAGCAATGCAATTTCAGGTTCAATTCTTGATTCTCGTAAAATTAATTTAGGGATAGTAAAAATAGCGTTATTTCTATTTTTTGTGATAGGCTGATAATCTAATTTATCTTCTTCAAAATGACATAATACTTTAAAAGTGCCTTCCCAAGTTAATTTGGGGCTACTAGGAGGCGGATTATTAAAAACTATTTTACCAGGAGCTACTATATATTCTGCCGGTGGTATTTCTGTAGTTCCTTGATAGATTTTTAGGCTATCAATATCTGGATAAAGAATAGGTCTGTGATGAACGTTATTGCCGCAGGAATATTTTTTAATCAAAATAAATTCTGTTTTTACCCCATCGTGTTCTGGGGAAAGTACTCCTTCTGTGTAAAATTCGGTATTGCCATTTGGGATAAAAGAAGTCATGTTAAAATCGCTGTTTATGGTGTTCTATCGAATCCTGAGTTGTTAAGGGCAAAAGCGCAATAAACAATTTGCCCATTTACCATGCTAAACTAATCCTTCAGCCCATGCTCGCATTAAAAGACGCTCGTTCCCAATTTCCGCTACACACATCCAATACGGATTATCGGAACCATCTGGGTCTATTCCCGTATTTCTATAGATTCTCCCCACAGAAAGAGGTAAAGAACATTTTAGAACATTTGGAACATATCCAACGGCTTTATTAGGAGCTACATTATCTCTTAAATAAAATTCTGTTAGATTTGCGCCTGGCGTAGCACTCTGACAAGAGACAGGGTAATTGGCAATTGGATCTGGAATTGTTGCTATTGGGAACACAAAGTTTTGCCTATTATTCACTTCAAATGCGAATGATGGACGGCCAGCCGCTCTATTACCAGAACCTGGTCCGGTCATCCATAAAAAATAAGCATTCTGAACAAAAACCGATGCAGGAAACAAAGGGTTTTTTAGCCATCCGCAACTAAAAAAGGTATGCCGTTGGTCGCCTGGAACATAATTATCAACGAAAATACTTAAACTGTGCGAATTCAAAACTGCCCAATAATAAGATGAAGGACGGTTTAAAACCCGCACAAGCAAGTCAATACAGTTAATTCCACAGTATCGGCTGTCTATCGTCGTCGTCGAAGGGTTTCCCATATCCTTACTTATCCCAAGACTGTTAAATCTAAATTTTGACGCAGTTGCAGGCAAACTTAGTGATTCAAAACTAACTGGTAAAATTAAATTAAATGTAGTAGAATTTGCGAAAGCGCAAGTTTGTCCAAAAAAACCATTTATCCAGTTAGCACATTGAGTGTTTGTAAATCCCAAAGACTCTGGGGCCCAATCTAGATTATTAGTTGTCCAGCCATAATAAGAATTGCCGGCGTTGTCATTGTTAATTAAAGGTAAGTTCATGGTGTTCTATCAAATCCTGAGTTATTAATATCAAAAGCGCAATAAACAATTTGCCCAACCGTATCTACAGAGCGCATACTATTAACAATATCATTGCTTAATCGACAATAAATTAGCCATTCATAAATTCCTTTTACCTGATAATCAGAAAGGTCACGATAAAGAAAATCTTTTTTTGATCCTTTCATTTCTTCATGAAAGTCAAGAATAGCATTTAAATCACCAGATTGTAATGCAGTTCGAGCAAGACTGAAAACTCTAACAGGACTAGACCATTCCACTATTCGTTGTTCTGCCCCATTTGTGTTTTCTAGTAAAGAATTAGAAAACTGAATTTCTGTTTGATAATCTTTATCTGGAATAATAGGAAATTCAGGAATATTTACTGGGTAAGGATCATCAGGAAAATCAACTGGATCAGTGACACGAATGATGTCAATTATTATAACATTGTAAGCAAGTTTCTTGGATTCGCTTACAGTACCAGAGTAAGTGTAGTTTTTACTGGTTCTCTCTAAGGGGATTGTGCTAGCGATTGAACCAGTATAGCGAGAGTCATACTGATTTTCTGGAATAGAGAAAATACTTACTTGTTGACCGTATTTGCTAATTATTTTCCAAAATTGACCAAATAGATTAATTCCACCAACAGTCTTTAATGTCGGTTCTTTGTCCCACGAAATTGGTGTACCAGTACGCCAAAATATAGGATTATCTTGACTTCCATTTAAGCTTTTTTCTCTAGCAGTTCCAAAAACGTGATAATAGATCATACTAAACCAACCCTGTAGCCCACACTCTCATTAATATTGATTCGTTCCCCGTATATCCGACACAAATCGAATGCGGATTATCGGAACCATCTGGGTCTATTCCGCTATTTCTATAGATTTGTCCCACGGGAATATTTAAGGTTGTTTTTAATAAATTAGGAACTATGCCTATCGCCTTGTTCGGAGCATCATGATCTCGAAGAACTAGGTTTGTGGCGTTGGCTCCAGGCGTGGCCGTCTGACAAGAAATAGCGTAATTAGCAATTGGATCGGCAGTACCCGGGACTGGGAGTCTTATTTGTTTCCGAATAGAAGTATTTTCTAATTCTGGCCGCCCAGCACTTCGAAAAGATTGATTGCTATTCAAAAAATAGTAATAAGCATTGCGAGGAAATGCAATACCTGAATACAAAGGATCTTTTACAAAACCTATACCGCAAAAAAAGTAGGCGTTAGGATTTAAACTATCCCCAGAATAAACACAGGCAAAAATATTTAAGGAAGAATTATTTAGTACACAATAATAAACAAGATTTTCACCTAATCTTAATTTAAGCGGATCGTTAAAATCGGTAGGATTGGCATAGAAAACTGTATTCTGATAAATACCATTTGTACCATTTGTATTTCTAGGATTTATTGTCCGGTTACTAAATCTAAATTTACTACCTGAAAAACTGCTTGCGACTCCGGCTGTTATAGCTGGCCGAGTCAAAACCTCATCAGGATGAGGAAGTATTAAAAAAAAAGAATTGGGATCAGAATTATTCCAAGTCGCACAAGTTTCTCCAAAAGAAGTATTGATCCAACTTACAAGAGTCGAATAACTTAATCCTATTTGTTGCGAGCTAAAAACTTGATCATTGGTTCTAAAACCAAAATAGTAATTACCAACGTTATCTTGATTAGTTAAATTAGTAGTCATGGAGTTCTATCAAATCCTGAGTTATTAATATCAAAAGCGCAATAGAGAAAAGTACCATCTACGTTGCCTAATGGACGCATACCACTAATTGCAGCATTGCTTAGTTCGCAATAAGTAAATTCGCCGTTAGGAACAAAAGGATTAAGAAAAGGAAAAAACAACCATCTAGACATATTTTCTTCCTATAGTAAAAAATAAATGCTCAGGATTATTAACAGCAGAAACAACAAGTTCTAACCTGCTTCCTATGCCAAGAAGATTCCCTGTTGTCACGGGAACAGTTAGTCGAGTAGAAGTAATAGATAGATTATTTAAATTAGGGACATCTATTCCATTAATTTTAACCGATATAGTAGCTGTGCCAGATTCAGTTACGGCACTAAAGCTTAGGATATTATACCCTCTTAATAAAGCAAAATCAAGAGGATAAGTTTGAACAATAGGAGCTTCTATATCCCCAGAATATTGTTCGGTATTATCGTTAATACTATTAATTTGATTTTGGAGTTTGCCAAAAGCCTGTAAAATATTATCAGTAGCAGTTATTGCGCCACCAGTAGTTATATTTAAAGCCGTCAATGAAGTTGATAAAACTTTTGAGAAGAAACCGAAGAATCCTTTATTTCCTGATTCTTTCCCGTAGAAAGTATCATTACTAGGATTCCCTACAATTTCATCGGCTCTAGCCACTGTCCCGAACGATGATCCCCCGTAATCAGCGATAAGCATATCCCCCATGACTGTTGTTTGCCAATCCGTGCCATTAAAAAATATTACTTCTCCAGAAACAAGGAAAACTGTTAATCCAGTAAAAGGCTGCCAGAATTTCCAAGTTCCTGTAGGCAATCCATTCAAGCCAATTACAGGATAAGCTATCTGATTAGTTTTTCCCGCCCACGCCCCAGTAGCTCCTGCGGGGACAATATAGTAGCTATCTATACTTTGAGGACTTGGGGGTGTGGTAAGGGTATAGGAAAGAATAGGAGCAGAGCCTATAGAAATAAGTCTAAATAGCTCGTTCGCTATTTGTTCTTTGTATTCCTGGGAAGATGCCAGTAATAATCCATTAGAGCCGAATATTGTCCCAGCCATCTCCAAATTCCTCTGCCATCTTAGCTTTTACCCAGTTATTGTTCTCGATTTTACAAAGACTTTTCAAGTAAGCTTCGTAATTATTCAAGTCATTTTCATTATAGTCTTTTTTGAAGATTGCGTGTAACTTCCAAGATTTAGGGGGCATCCAGTCTTTGCTTAGTCTAGGATTTTTAAATGTTTTGATCATCCATCCCCGGACACTTTCAATATGCTCACCTTTTTTGTAAGCTTCTCTGAGAGCGTACTTGTAGGCTAGGTATAATTCTCTATCTTTATCGTGAATTATAATCTCTAGCCTTTCGTTGGCGATTTGTTTTTTTTCTTTTGTTGGAAATTCATGGCCACAATGAGGACAAATACGAGCGGAAGCGTAGGTTATTTTATTGCAATTTTCGCACTCTTTAGTCGGAGCTTGTCCTTTTTGAGTATCAGAAGATGTAGAGAGATTAGGATAATCTACATCTTCAATAAATCCGTGTTCGGTTACGTTCCCCGCTTGATCTAATACCAAACAATCAACTTTATCTAACCAAATACAGAGCCTTTGTCCCCGACCAGTCATCTGAATATAAAGGGTTCGGCTTTTGGTCGGTCTGGCGTGAATAATACAAGAAATTGCGGGTAGGTTGAACCCTATTCCGCAAGTATTGATATTTATAATCCCCCGCAATCCTAATTCAGCTACCTTTCTAAATATTTCTCTCCTTTCCTGCTCTGGTGTTTCGGCTGTGATAATGGCCGTGGGAACACCCCTCTCGTTAAATTCTGTACAGAGGCTTTTAGCGTGTTCCACACCCGCAGCAAAACAAACAAATTGTCTCCCTTGACCGAGCCTGCGATACTCGGAAACCGTTGATTTTACCGCCTCAAGGCAACGAATTTCTAACTGACTAGCATCAAAGTCACCGCCATTAATTTTTACTCCTTTAGTATTAATTTTATTTTTAGCTCCGAAGTAAACACAACTGACAAGCGCGCCACGTTCAATCATTTCTTTTGGAGTAGGCCCAGTTACCTGAACCTCAAATATATCTCCTAGCTCTTCACGTTTCGATAACCGCCACGGGGTTGCTGTTAGTCCAATTACGAGGCGATTATCTGCTGGCAGGGGCTTCCCTGAGAAAAGGTGCTTTTGTTTGCGAATTACTTCCCATGCTGAGTTTATTTCTTGTAATATCTCTTTTGACTCAGCGTGAACTAGGCTAAGGTGCTTGCATTTTTCTTTAGCTTCCTCAAAAGTAATTTTGTAAGGCTCTATGTCTTCTCTTTCTACAGCGATACCTAATACTGCTAATTCGTCACGAATGTCTTTGATTGAGGTTGTTTGCTTACCGTTTTTAAGATTGGGAAAGCTATCTTTAAACCATTGGCAGTAAGCTGATAGATGAACTTCATCGGCTAGTATTACTTCGGGATTAAACCAAGTAATATCTCGTCCTCTAGATAAGGTTTGAGCCGTTGCAATTTGTACTAATTGGCTTCTATCTTCTTTGTAGTTACCAGCAATTACCCCAGCAGATAGTCCAAATTTTCCTAGAGTTTCTAGGGTTTGCTCAATAAGTACCGTAAAAGGTACTACGATTAAAGTCCGTCGCTGTCTTTTTACGGCGGCATCGTAGATTATTTGACAAAAAAATACTGTTTTACCCCATCCGCAAGGGGCAACGACTAAGGCTCTTTTGTAGATTTTTAGATTTAGAGCGTCATACAGTTCTCTTTTAAGAGCTTTTTGGTCATCTCTTAATTGAATTTGTGGTTTAGTCGGTACAGAAAGTGTTTGTGTTTGTAGTGTTGGTGTCATGATATTAGGTGATTGTTTTGATAAAATTTGATATAGCTTCTGCTATTTCGCCTGTCTTGTCACGAATAAAGGTAATCTCCTCTTGTTTGTCAGAGATTCCAAATCCTGAGTAATACCCATTATCTGGATCACCATACTCTCTACACACAGCCATTTCTTTTATTTTTCCTGTTCTTAAATCAAATATCGTACCAGTTACTCTAATTTCTGGTATCAAGCTAAAGCTTGGTATAAAACCACAAAAAACTTTAATGTGGGATATGGTCTGACTATCTAAAATAACTTTGGCATTACCTATTAGGTAAATTTGTTGATCAAACTTTATTTCCCATTCCGACCAAAGAAAATTTTTAAACGCCCAACTGTTCCAGTCAGAATTATCGTTATATTCTTTGTGACAAAAAGCCGCAATTTTTTTAAGTATATCTATTTTTTTTGAGCGTCCCATAGCTTCTAACTTTTGAATAAACTCTTTTGCTGTTATTGCCATAGTGTTACCTCGGTTTATATTTTGGTTTTAATAAAATCTATAGCCAATTGTAAGCAACTATCTTTTTTAACCTTTTTAGGCAAATCTATTTTGATTCGTATTTCATTTTCGATAAAATCTAAAATAGGTTTTATTATTTTTTTTGTTTCTGGTAGTAAAATATCCAAATGTTTACCATCTCCTTGTATTTTTTTCTTGTTTGATTTTATTACAACCCAACTAATATAAAGTACAGAATTATACTCTAAAGCTAAACAAGCTTCTACTGTAACTATTAATTTTTTAGAATATTTATTTTGATATTCAATCCATACCCTGTATTGACATTGAGTTAGACTCTGATAAAAAATTTCCAGTGTTCCCTGTAGATAGGAAAATCCGTCTTCTGTCTTTATTTGCCATTCTGAGCGATTACACTGACTAAAAGTTTCTCTACAAAAAACCTCAATTTGTTTTAATGCTTCTGTTTTGTTCATTAGCGTTAATCCTCAGCTTTAATTGTTTTGATAAAACCTAAAATAGTTTCCATTATCTTTGTTGCTTCTGGAATCAAAATATTGAACTCTTCTTTGTTTCCGCTTGGATAAAGATTATATCTTGAGGTTTCATTGTTTCTGTCAAGACTGTAGTTCCAATGCAGGACAACCAAAGACCCGCCTAACGTACCTTCTATTGTGATTTTTTCAAAGCATTTGTTTATCAATTGATATTCAGTCGAAATTTCTCGACATTCAATCAAAACTTCATACTTTTTGTTTTTTATTAACTTACCATAAGTTTTGTAAAGATAATCTTCTTTAATTACCAAAGTTCCTATTAAACGAATACATTTGTCGTCTGCGACTGTATCCCACTCTGAGATGTCCACTGCATCGTATTCAGAGATACTCATCTGCTCAAAAGTTTTTTTAAAGAAATCAGAGATTTCTTTAAGTGACGCTTTTTTTAATAGTTCCATTGTTATTACCTCAAATACAAATAACTAAATCGCTGACACAAACATTGACAAATTCCTTGCAGTTGTATCGAGAATTATTGCAAGCTTGAATAATAGAGGTATTTTCTTCAACAGAAATAATCATTCCTGACCCTTTATAAAGAATACGATGACCAATGAAGTCGCTAGTTATCGGGTCGTATATTGGCTTGTTTGTAATCGAATAAACTAGATGAGAAGTATCTATTCGGATACAATTTAATTTACCACGGTTTATTATTACTTTAAAGTCATCGATAACTTCAATTACCTTAGCTGGATACGTTCCTTTAGGCGGAAGTCCTAACTCTTTGTTTGTCGCCATTGTTTTAACTCTTAGTAATGTTTTTACTCTTGAATCTCATCAAGAATGAAAGTGAAAATATCTAGCATTATTTTTCGAGATTGTTTGGATAATACCCAATCTTTTTCGTTCCATATTTTGTCTGTCTCATAAAGAGTAAAATCTATGTCACTATTTTTTTCAAAATTCATCCAAACGTGAAACGTGCCTAGCCAGACTATAGGAGAATATATTTTAGAAGAACCTAAAATATATTCAAATTCACATTCTTTGTGAACCTCTAATGTTAATTCAATAAAAGAATCTGATCCATAAATATATGTTGAGTCTTTTCTTGCAGATTTGATGTCCCATCTTAGATTTGGGTATTTTTCTTTACAAAACTTAAATAGTTTTTCCGCTACTAACTGTGTGTCCATGTGTTGCTCCTATTTACTCTTGAATCTCATCGAGAATGAAATTAAAAATGTCTAGCATTACTTTTCGAGTTTCTCTGTATTTGTTATCAAAATAATCAGATTTTGACTTTCTAATATAATCAAATAGCATTTGATTATCATAAGAATAGTTATTGTCTCTATCGTCAGGGTTTATCCATAATTCAAACGTGCCTACATGATACGCTTCGCATGAAACACGCTTAAGCGGACCATCCAAAAAAACATTTATTATTAATTCACCAGGAAAAAGTGGACACTGAATTATATTATTTTCAGAGTCAAGATTCCATTCTAAATTTGGATAACTTCTGTGACAGAATTCCAATATTTTTTCTGTTACTTGTTTTATGTCCATTTGTTACTCCTGTCTATTCTTGGATTTCGTCTTCAATAAAATTAAAGATTTCTCTCACTATTTTTCTGGCTTGTTTTACTACACTCCAGCTATCATCATTCCACTCGTCATGGGTTGCAATCATAAACTCTAACTCGCTATCCTTATTATGGTTTAGACTCACTTGAAAACTACCTGACCAGGGAAGTAAGGATTTTTCTTCTGATTGAGATATTAGAAGCAACCCTAGTATATGATCGTAAGTAGCTTCTTTTTCGTAAGAATAACGCTCTTGTTTTTTATCTGAGCGAATTTCTAGTTCTAGTTTAAACAAAGAGCAAGAGCCAAGAATAAGTGAAACATCCTTACAACTATCAATATCACTATAAGAGTAATTCCATCTTAAATTTGGATAACTTCTGTGACAGAATTCTAATATTTTCCCTGTTACTTGTTTTATGTCCATTTGTTACTCCTGTTGGGTAAAATTACTAGACAGAATATCTGTCTAGTAATGCTAGATATTTTCAACTTCATCAAGAATGAAAGTGAAAATATCTAGCATTATTTTTCGGTATTGACTAACTAATTTCCAATTTTCTGCACTCCATAGCTCATGTCTATAATAGGCAAGATTCTCAAAAACTATAATGTCTTCATGCCGATCATGACAGAACTCAGTAGGAGGATTTATCCAAATTTTAAACCTTCCTATTTGGTTATCTTGCCACTGAACACACTTAAGTCGTCTGTCTAATCCCGTACAAAAACCGCATCTAATCTCTATGCTGCCATTAGAAAAAGTTAAGCATTGAATGATTTCGTAGCGATTATCTGTAAAATCAAAATTCCAGTCTAAATCCGGGTATTTTTCTTTACAGAAATTAAATAACTTTTCCGCTATTTGCCATGTGTTCATGTGTTACTCCTGTTGGGTAAATTTACTAAGAAATACCTACTGATTCCTCTACTACGATACCATGATGACCGTTGCAGCTTAAAGCGTCTAAATAAGCCGTTAAATGGCTTTCGTGCATAGAAGTTTTAATCTTGCAAGGCTTATTTTCTCTATCTATTGTCTTGATCGTGTATCTCATTGTTTCCAATCCTTTAGGTGTCTTTTGCAGTAATCTAAATGCGCTTTAAGTCTTTTGGCAGACTCTCGCTCATCTGTCCCTCTGATAATTCCTTTTTCTTTATCAATATCCTTTTGATTTGACAACTTTTCCCACACTTTTTTAGTTTTTTTTTCCATAATCGCACCTTTACTTTTTTAAACAATACCGTACAATAGGCTCAAATTAACTCTGTAGTCTTTATAGGCTTCGTTCGCATCTAATAATAAAGCCGATATAATTACTAAATAAGCCAAAATCGTTAGCCAAAAAATTACACAATATAGTCGCTTTTTTGAGTTTGTTGTCATTTTACGCTTACACCTTTACTTTTTTAAAACCTCGTTGTTCCAAAACTTTATTATACTCCTGAATTTTAGAGTATAAAATGGCACGTTTTTTTTGGACATTTTCCCCAGATTCTTGCTTAGAATTTCGATATTGTCCAGCATAGAAATTAGCATAATAACTAATTTCAGTAGTGTTCATATTTACGATACGCTTCATGATTTCTTCTTCAATCTATTACTTAAATCCTACATCATTTTACTAGAATTGTCAAGAAATTTCTGTAAAATCTTCTTTGCGAAAACAGTAAAAATGTTCTCCTTTTGTGAGGCGATCAATTGATTCAAAGTGATAGTAGATTCCTATGGCAGTCTTAATAATCCCCAGTGGTTTGCACCGGGGGAAAATTTGACCATAGGAATTAACACGATAAACTTTTTTAGGGTATCGGGAGGGAATATATTGTCCGATCATAGGTACTAGAGACGGGAATTGAACCCGCAAAACTTAATTAAATCTACTCCTGACGAAACGCCCTTCCCTCACTCAATCTTTGCCAAGTTCGGTGGATTCGCAAATTTCAGTTTTGAAACAAAAAATAACTTTATTTTTTGCATTAAGTCCCTTTTCGGTTGAAGGCTTCGTTTTAGCCTTTAGCTACCAAGCTACTCTAGCACTTCAATCCTATCAGGGACTCCTAAAATTGTCAATCCTATCAGGTACTTATATCTAGGTAACAATCAGAAAATGGAATTGTAAAAATGATCACAGACCCATTTAAAACAGTTTCTACCCTCAAAAGCCATTGATTATCAAAAGTTACAGAAGTAACTTTTCCGACTGCTCTCGGTGGGATAATTCGCTCCCCTATCTCTATAGGTGCAGCCGTCCGCACTAGCACCTTTTCTTTCTCAAGATCAGGAAGGCTATCAATGTGTACACCATCAGCCGATAACTCATCGATTACTGGCTCCGATTCAACTTCTACTATGTCAGAATCAGAGATCGATTCATTTTTTGGGTGTGTGAAAGTGGGACTGGCAACTTGAACAATTTCTTCTTTTATCTCTGATTGATATTCCAGAGAATCTTCTATCTCAAAAGTTTCTAATTCTTTTGGCTCTTGATAGTGCAGTATCATACCCCTTGATTTGACCTCTAGTCGTCCATAGCCAGCTTGCTCTAGCTGAGTAAGTAGGGTACGGGCGATAGATGTATTTACTTTTTCCCCATTAATTTTACGCCCGCCGAATTTTTGGGCAACGTCCCGAGGTTTAATTTGACCTGCGCTTTTAACGATCTCCCAGATTTCGGATAAAATTCCCTGTACTGGATTCTCGTCGTGAGACGTAACTCCTTGAATTGTCAAGAATTGACTGATATAGAAGTCGGTCATCTTAGCAGCTTTAATGGCTGTTTGTACAGGAATACTGTAAAGATTAGTATTATCTGGATCAAATATCCAATTGAGAAGATGGATGCTTAATGTAAGCCTTAAAAAAGTCTTCATTTGCTTTCCTAGATAGGAAGCAAATGATGGATTAATCGCTCGATACTTCTTAATAAGTATCTCGTAGTGATACTTAATACCAAAGGCATAACTTTCTCCAATTTCGCTAAACCAGCAATTATAAGGATCGACAATCCCATCCTCATCAGCTTCTAGGCTAATTCCGCTGATTTGATTGATAATATTTTCGATACACTCATCGATAGAATTAGGGTCTTCTGGCGGCTTACCAGGACGAGGATCAAGAGGTTCGTGCAGTAAAAAAAGATACCGAGAAACTGCCCCATCGACATCATTAGATAAATCAAGATATTTCCTGAGTTTCTCGACTTGTATCCCACCTAATTTATTAAGTGTTTGCCCATCTAAATAATATCGATTGTCTTTGTTTACGCGGTCAAAAGTATTTCGGATAGGGCCATTCCAGTTGCTTAAGTCTCGTTGCCGGTCGTTACCTTTACCACCTGATCGGTACTGATTTAATCCTTCAAAAAATCCCGATAATTCGTCATATACGACTACCCCACCTTGCCAAGAAGGTTGCGAGGACATCGTTTTTAAGATGCCATCAAGAGTACCTTCATCATAAAACCACCGACGCGCCTGACAGTGTTCTTTCTCATAAAGGCGAGGGTTGATTTCAGCGTTTGTTTTGTTTGCCTTGCGATCTGATGCTGACATTTCTTGCCACGCAGCTTTTAGATCGTCTAGTGTAGATTGCTCTTTAGTAACTCTTTTCTGCTCGGCTAAATCTTTTCTTTTCAAAACCCGACAAACTTCGTTTTGAGTGAGAGTTTTTCCAGTAGAAACCCCGCCTAAGTCTGCACAATAAAAGATCGGGTATTCCTTCCAGCATTCCCTTTCTCTTACAGTAGTTCGGAGGTTAATTGCAAACCGACTTCCTAAAATAGCTCCTAGTATTGGCCATAAAGAATGCAGCAATCTGATTGGGGGTTGATTTAATGTCTTGGCACGGCTTATAATCGCTTCGGCTAAAGGTTTCGGAAGTATCTCAAAAAGATCAATCTCTTTCTGCTGATAATGCTTACCTTTCAGGAACCCTTCTAATCCTGATTTGATAGCGTCCCCTTCTGCTATTTCTGTTTTACGGATTTCAATTAAATGTCGTATGTCCGATGGTTTCTTACCAGTGGCTTTTGCCCACAGATCAACTTTTTCTTGCCACTGAGTTCGGGTGATTTCGTCCTGACCAATACAGCCGTCAATAGCTGTTATTAGGTCTTGAAAAGTCATCGTTTCTGTTAATGTGACTTCTTTTTCTTTGCTCTCTTTTATTTCTTTTGGTTTATCAACTATCGAAGTTAACAATGTATCGAGAGTTACCTTCTTTTCTTCAATCCAATTAAGAATATCTACCCCTTGAGAATCTGGTAAATGATTCCACAAAGGAGAATCTGGATAGGCATAAAGCCATTTTGCATCGGGGAAATCTTGATAAATTTTCTGGCAGTGAGCCACTCCCCCTTTGTCGCGATCGGGACATAAAATCAGATTTGCTCCCTTTAAAGCTTCTGTGTGAAGCGGCTGCCATTTCTTTGATCCGCCTATATTACAAGTGGCAACTAACCCTAGAGATTCAAGCTTTTCTACTTTAGTCTCACCCTCAACTACAAATACCCGGGTTCCTTCCTTAATAGCCTTTTCCAGCCGATCTTGACGGTAAAGAGGTATATCTTTGTAACCGATATCGCCTAGTCCCCATTTCCAATTTTTACCATTATCTGTAGAATGCTGCTGCTTGATATCCTTTTTCCAGATACCGTTCTCTTGATAGTCCTTCCGGTACACGCGGATTCTCGCCCCACTGCCAAAGGGAGGATAAAGAAAATATTGGGTTTTTTCTTTTTTATAGCCAGAAAACTTGACTTCTTTCTTAAAATAGTAGATTGGCTTGCCCTGACTATCTAATTTAGAAGATTTTTCCCATCCTGATGCGGGTTCGTGATCTCGATTGCAGACCGAGAGTAAATTGCCGTCTTCAGAAGTGTACATATAGCACCAATCGGGCTTACCACAGTGGGGGCAAGGATTGTTTTTATCGATCTTGACACGGTTAGAGCTTTGTGGTATCATAGTTTCTATATGAAAAGTTTTTGTTTACACGACCCGCCTCCAAGCGGGTTTTTTGTTGGGTGGATAAGGTGGATTAGAACAAATCAAGGTATCTACTATCCTAGCAGAATGTTCTTGATCGGTAAATACTACACTTGCACTACACCTGTAAATCCTTGTTACGCTTAGGTTTTAGATTATGCAAAGAGTTGTAAAAGGCATCTTCGCCCTCTTTTCTGGCAATGAGTTCGTTCTCAATGGGCATAAAAAGGTAATACTTTAGTGCAATTTCAAATGCCTCTTGGGTTTTTAGTCCTAATATCTTTGATCGTTGGCACATCTCGTCCCATAGTTCTTTCTTAACCCGGATTGATACAACTTTTATTGGAGCATTTTGATTGGCAGACATGGCTTAATTTACAGAATTTTCTATATTGTATCATAAAAGTCGAGACTGCCTGTAAGTTTTTTGTAAGTTTTTTGCAAGGTAGTGTAAGATAAGGGTATCTTATCAAAATACACTTTTATGGCTACACCACGATTCAATAGCGACGGAACACCCCGCAAACGAGTAAAAGCCTCGGCTTTGACAGAAAAAGGGATAAGCAAAATGTCCAACACTATTAAGGCAAAAAGGATGGGGCTAGGTATGACCCAAGCCGAATTTACTGAGTGGATACTAAAAGAAGGCCGGCGATTGGGATTACCTGGCACAGAATTTTCTGGGGGAGCAGTTCAAAACTGGGAGCTAAAAAATATCGCTAGTTGCCCTGATCTAGGGAATATGCGATTACTAGCTGCTGTATTTGGGCTTGATACAGATTCTTTTGTGAATTATCTTAATGGCGACTGGCCAACAATTCAGGATTTTCTAAAAGATCCAATCAATCAAAAAAAGGATTGTGTTAAAAATCCTAATTTAGTTCCCGAACTTTTTCAGGAAGCTGATACTCAAGTTAAAGCAAAGCTTGTAATTAAAGAAGTTGAGTCTCTTTACTCAAAGCTAGATGAGTTACAGAAGATGATTAAAGAGATCGATCTAGAAGATGTGAAAGCTTTTTTGTGTTCTGCCCCAAAGGATTTACAAAAAGAGGTTTACCAATATTTACAGGATAAACTGATCGGAGCATAACAAGAAAGAACAGAAGGTTAACCTTCTGTTCTTTCTTGCAATCTAGCTTAATTTAACTTAGATATTACTTCAATTGTCTTTAGCCCATTCCCCGCCGCTACACATCCATCTTTAGAAGCTAAAAGCGACAAATATAAAAGCATTAGTTCAAAAAAGACTGTTTTTTTTCTTTGCTAGAAAAGGGAAAAATATCGTGGACTTCATCTGCTAGTTTTGTGGCCATCAGTAGAATTTTGGGGTTGAGTGCATTTTTTTGGTTCATTGTTTTTTTCCAGTTTAGATAGCAGGGTTTCAATCGCTTGGAATGCAGTTCCACACCAGCTTGTCATGTGCCTATTAAATCTATAGCAATTGTAGAGGTTTGTAAGCATTTGCTCAAAAATATCTTCTCGATCTCCTCTTTCTAAAGAAGCAAATATTTCTCTACCGACTGTATCTGCTAATTTTTGGGATAGCAGTCTAATTTGAGTTTCTGTGCGTTCGTGATATTGGATCATCGGGTTCTTTTAATTTATTTAGCAATTTTTTACTGATAACTGACAACTAATCCTAACTTAATCTCTCTACAAAATCAATAAGTTTTTTCCAAAGAGTTACAGAAAAATCTACGGTCATTGTATCATCGCCTGTTTGCCTTGCATTTCCTTCGGTTGCTAAAGTTATTAGCAGATATTTAATATCTTTAGCTTTAGGGGTAAGTTTAATGGGTTTTGGTTCTAATTCGTCACTGGGTTTTACGTTTCCATCAGAGTCCAAAAAAGTTGGATTTTTAGACTCTATAAGGTTAGCTGCTACAGATTGAACTAATTCTCCAGTGGCTTTTATCCCTTTTTCTTCCGCTATAGCTACAGTCTCTAAAAGAACATTTTCTTTCTCCGAGAGTGTTAGTTCATTTTTCCTTACAAGATTGTGTAAAGTCGTCTCCGATACTTTACCTTCGATTGCTTTTAATGTCGGACTAGACATCGAAGAAATTTCTAGAGTCCGATCATATTCTGATTTTTTCCATCCAGTTTTTTCGCAAAACTGTTGGTAGGACTGTTCTTCAGTTAAACCAGCTAATCTATCCTCGTGTAAATGCCGTCTGATCAGTTTCGCTTTGTCATACACCGATAGTTTTTCGCTATCAGTGCCGTAAGAGAGCATTTGATACTCTAAGTCTCGGACGGTTAGCCCGCCCGACAAAGGCTTAATAATTGCTAGAACGTTAGAAATTATTATTCCTTGAGAGGCTAAAAGCAACCAAGCTAATACCCTTCGATGCCCGTCCATAGGAAACAGTCGATCACCGTCTGCAATCAAGTGTAAAGGTTGGTAGATTACACCCGATGCCAGTATCTTATTGGCTAGTTCTTTAATCAACTCCAAGTCGTAGGTAACGCGGGTATTCCATCCGTTTTCCCCTGCGATAGCCTCGATTAAATCGAGGCTAAAGGTTAAAAGAGTTTCATCAGGCAAGACGTGCATTTTGCCGTCGTCACGAAGCCCTATTCTTGGTCCGACAAAGTGACCATTGGCTAATCTGAAAGAAATTAGCTGGGGATCGACTACGATTAACTCTCCTCTTGCAGACCCATAAGTTCTGATTTTGTCTCTTGATTTTGCGCTCATTTTGTTACTCCTCAGTTGTGATTGGGTTGTAAGTTAGTCCCCAGATGTGAGACGTTCCGTATATTTCTTTATAATCACCCTCTACTACAAAATTAGAAGCTATAGCAATAGCTTTCGTAAACAAGTTAGCATCCTTTTTCAACTGTTTAGGGATAGGAACATCTGTCTTACAAAAAACAAGAAATAACCACACCCAAAATGTTATTTTCTTTGTAATAGATTGATTCCAATCGTAATTACCAAGAACAAGACAATCCATTATATTGCCCTTGATTGCGAATTTATAAAACAGTTCTAAATAGTCTAATTTAGGATTCTGTTTCACTTCTAATAGTAAAGCATCAACGTATTGTTTAGCTTCGGTAGGCAAGATATTGTATTTTCTCCGAACTAGCATTGCGCGTTGAATGTCCATTGGGTTACTCCTTCTGTAGATTATTTTTAGTTGTTTCTTGCTTTATTCGTATCCCAAACAATGGGAGAATGACATAACCCTCCTCTACAAGGTAACTAGCTATAACAAGAGATTGTAGAAAAAGACAATAGTTTTTCTTGAAAAGATTAGGTATTGCTACACCTGTTAAAATCGAAAAGATAAACTGGAATATAGCAGTTTTAAAACGCCAAAAACATCCTACTTTTCTATTTGAATCAGCGTCAATAAATGCACCGCTTAAAAGAAGACATCCTATATCATTGTCATCTGCTTTGATTACGTTTTCATAAACTCCTTCTAGTATTTTCGATGCAAAGGGGTTTTTTGATGTTTTAAGAACTAAGCGATCAACATATTGCTTGGCTTCTGTTGGCAACTCAGCGTAGCTTAAGTTGATTAGCACTCGATAGGTCAGGCTTTTCATTTTTTTACTCCTTAGTTGTATTGTCGGTTATTTCTTTATACCAGCTTTTTTCTGCTAGAAAAATCGACGCTAGTGTTAAAGCTTCTCTGAAAAGATCAAAATCTTTTTTAAGAGGAGAAGGAATAGCAACTCCTGTACATACAGGCATAAGAATAGTTATAACCCAAAATTTAACCCGATTAATAAAAGAGAGATTCCATTTACCATCGAATAAGTACAGATAGACGTATCCTTTTTGTATATCTCCTTCCCACCACCAGATTAATATCTCGTTAGTTATTTGGCTAGTTTGAGATTTTTTTAATAAATCATCAATCCAATTTTTTGAGTCAAGAGATAATTCGAGATATTTATTTTTAATCATAAGCTTATATAGCTCCTCTTTGAGATGCGAGTTGATGTTCACTGTTTTACTCCCCAATTGTGCTAGTTTTTACTTTTAAGGCATTTTTAGGTCTTCATAGCGTTTTCCCCATTCGTTAACAAGAATCGTAATTTCTGGAAGATTAATCGCCTTACCTTTAATCCATATATACGGATTATTTGATTCCGATAAACTTGTTAATGTTTCAAATAGCAAGTTTGTAGATTTCAATTCTACAAATGTTAAATTAATCTTGATTACTTTTTTAGTCTTGCCAGAATCGCAAGTAATCTCAAAATCTGCCTTTAATTGCTGTACTTGATTAATGCCTACACTAAAAACTAGGTTAGCTACCAATCCATGCAAGCAAATATTTTCGACTTGCCCTGTACTTAAAACTTTCCATTGGTTTTTGCTGCTTTCAACTAAGATTTCTTGTATTTGCTGGGAAGTCAGTTCATCCCACCAATCACGACTTAAGAGATTCAGATTCATTTAATACTCCTTAATTCCCATTTTTAGATTTTTTAGCTTTTCAGGTCTTTATAGGTTGCTGATAACTGACAACTAACTATTAAAAATCTTCACTGAGAAGTTCACCAGGATCAATATTTTCACTGCAAACTTCTATTACTGGCTTTAGCCTTGCGTCTATAG